CAGGCGGATGTCTGGCATCTGGGTATGCGATCGTAGACCAAATGTTGGCATGTCGCTGTCCAATCTATACTGTGGTCAGAGGCCAAGCTTATTCTATGGGGGCTATAATTGCTGCATTCGGCTCCAAAGGATGTAGATTTGCTACGCCAAATTCGTCTCTGATGTTGCATCCAGTCATAGTGCAATCTGGACCAGATGCAATCGATAAACACAATGAGATGACGGACCACATCAACATGGACTATGATCGCAAGGTAGCAGATTTGGCTAAGCGGCTCAATGTGGGGAAAAAACAACTCAAGACGATCATGCAGGAAACACGCTGGATGATTCCCAAGCAAGCAATAGACATAGGTTTGATAGATGGTCTCTGGACACCGAAACTAGAACGTTCGGTCAGTCAATCTTTGCAGGTTTAACAGGAGAGACAGGCAATGATGGTCCCGCAAAGACGAATCACAAGAGCGTATTTCGAATTTGCTCTTCGGAAATATACTCCAGCAATTTATCGAGTAGCTTCCAAGGTCGGAACTGGAGTCTTGGACATAGAAGAACTTGTCACTCAGGGTCAAATAGAATTGCTGAAGTGTATGGCATGTTACGACGGCAGTGGGAAATTCCTCACGTTCTTGCATTGGAGATTGTATGGTACATTCACACACATGCGAGACGCAGAAATCAGGGCTAGGAGAATACATGGGGTGTCTGGCGATTGCCTGGTGGATTGTTCGAGCAAACCATGTGATTCAGATATCAATCTAATGGTAGAAGATTGCTTGGGATGTCTTGATCCATCAGAGCGAGAAGTGGTCATGGCACTATTTTTCGGTGGTCAGACTATCAGGGAGGTGTCTGACGATAGGCAAGTGGCTCTTTCAACCATCTTCAATATCAAACAAAAAGCATTGACCAAAATGAGACATAGATGTAAAGTGTAGGTGGAGGGAAAAATGGCGAACGAAAAAGGCCGCAACAAAAGCAAAAAAGAACGAAGACGAATTGACCGATTACGAAGACTGCTTGGGATCGATTTGTGTGCATGCGGCGGTGGTCACAAACTGCAGTGTGACGGTGTGTGTAGATTAGCCCACACTAATCCTAGGACACAAAGGATAGAATGTGGCGCCTTGTATCAGATCGATCCGACTTTGGTTCGACCCGGTGGCCCGAAGAAACCGAAGCGGACGTGGAAATACGGGAAGCAGAAAGACGCAGACAATACGCAGTCCGACAAGGATAAGCGTAGGGAAAAGTGGGAAAGAAACAGATCGTGACCTTCGACCGTGGGTGTATAAACACTTAAGAGTCGATGGGTCCTGTGCTTGTGGAAAGGTGGTAAGATGAAGAATTGGTGGGTAATATCGGTGTTACTAGTAGCTATGGCGCTTCCAATGGCTGGCTGCGCTACGTTCGGTGGCGGTGGTGGTCCATGGCAGGACAATGTTCCGCAGATCAAAGAGGATGTTTTCATGCTAGCAAAGCTTGCGACAAGAATGTCCTTGCATGAGGCTGACATGCAAGCGGAAGACGTTGAGATCGTCGAAGGATATTTGGTGGCACTTCGGGATCTGTTGGCAGTTCCGGGACAGCCAGACTTTACCGGGGCCAGAGCCCTTGTCGGCACAAAATTGCCTCCCAAATACATGGTGTATGGCATGACGATTATCGATGTTTTAGAACGATATCTACAAACAGCAAATCTCGATGTTACTGAAGATCAGGAAGCAATCATTTCAATCATCACGGCCGGTATCAATGGAGCACTGGCCGCAGTTCAAGAATTCGGAACGTAAAACGCAATTCTCACGGGGCGGCTCATCGGGGTCGCCCCGTTGTCTTTTCTGGAGGTGTCTATGGTTCGTAATCTTATTTGTGTCGTTATGAGCCTGTTGTGCCTTGGTGCACTGGTGAGTGCTAACAACTCAAGTGTTGTAGCAGAAACTAAAGATTTGGTATCATCGCAAGCGATCGATGAAATATCGCTGAAGCAACAAGAAATGAGGGACACTACCGTCCTTGTGCAGACTTCGGGCGGCAGTGGTTCCGGAACAATCATCGACTGCAATGAGGTAGAGCCAGAAGGCACCTTTGAATACCGAGTTCTTACTAATGCTCATGTGACATATTCAAGATTCTCAGACATCCTATCAGGAGCGGATTCCCTGACTGGAGACATTGAACTGGAGACCATAGACACTGGATGTATGATTCTTGTTTTCAATCATCAGCATCAATGTGTTAGATGGCACGAAGCCGAAGTCGTGGGAGAAGATATCCAATACGATCTGGCAATGTTAACATTTAGATCACAAGAACCACTCTCTATAGCAAAAGTTGCGACAGACGAAATGCTTCAGGAGGTCAGGGTATTCGATGACATCTTCGCCATCGGATGCCAGCTTGGCAATGCACCAAGCCCCACAACAGGAATCATCTCAGCCGTTTTGAGAGGAGATAACGGAGTAAAAGAATGGATCATCTATGCAAACACATCTCAGATCATGCCAGGATCAAGCGGCGGTGGCCTGTTCAAGAAAATAAATGGCCACTATCGTCTCATAGGAATCCCATTCCGTGTGGCAGTGGCACCAAATGGCCAACTCGTGCCTCACTTGGCTCACGCCATATCTGTCGCAACAGCAAGAGAATTCATTGATGAACATCTGGTAAGCTGTCCATGAATACAGTCGATACCATCATCTCCGAAATGCAAAAGGCAAAGCGGCCCAGTGAATACTGGGCTCGCTCTGCCATCAGTTTCCCAGAGTTATCAGTAGCCAAGATGGTTATGCAGAGGAACGGTCAATCTGTATTCGACCACACAATGAGGGTGATAGACACTCTGGAGACACAAAACCCCATCACTTTGCTGTCTGGCTTATTTCACGATCTCGGCAAATGTTACTCAGAGAGAAATCCTGGAGATAGTGGTCCAAAATTCCCAGGACATGATGCAGAATCTGTTGTTATCGTGTTACGTGTACTTCCTGAGTGGGGAGCTACAAATCACTTGATGGCACGAGTAGCGAGACTCGTGGGTACCCATATGTACGACATCACGCAAAGCATGTCAGAACGCAGGATTCGACAGTTTGTGGCAACAGTAGGAGTAGATGACATCGACAACTGGTTTGTGTTGAGGTTGGCAGACGCATCAGCATACGCAAACTCAGTTAGATATTGTAAGAGGTTCATAAAACCATTCAGAACTAGGGTAACAGAATACGTTAGAGGTTTGCCGAAGAACAGCGAACCACTGGTGGACAACGGCGGGGGAACGGGAAGGATACAGTTTGAAGGGGGAGATGTCTAGTGAATATTGAGCTATATAGTCCACAGGGATTTGCGTTGAAAATCTTCCAAGATAGATACGCAATCCATCCAGAAGAGACATTTGCTCAAGCCTGCGAGCGAGTAGCGAGGACCATTTCTGACGCAGAAATGGGCGCAAAGCGAGACGAATATTACCAGAGGTTTCTTGATATTCTACAGACGAATCGGTTCTCTCCTGGTGGTCGAATCTGGAGGGGGTCTGGGAGACCAAGGGGTCAACTTCTAAACTGCTTTGTATGGACAGACGACCTAGACTCAAGAGAAGGGTGGGGAGATGCACTCAGAGCAGTTACCATTATATCTGGAACAGGTGGCGGTGTCGGAATCAACTTTTCTAAGGTGCGTCCAAGAGGTACGGCAATCCGTGGTACGGGGGGTGAGGCTACCGGAGCGGTTAGTCTCATGCGATGTATCAACGCGGTCTGTAACGAACTCAGAGAAGGCGGGGGACGTCGTAGCGCACTTATGTTCTGTCTTAAGTACGACCATCCAGACCTTATGGAGTTTCTAGAAGCCAAATTGGACAACAACGAGTTGAATAATGCCAATGTTTCAGTATGTATCGACGATGCTTTTCTGAAATTGCTAGACGAACAAGGTGATGTGGTTTTCAGATGGCATGGCGAAGAGAGGGGAAGAGTATCTGCCCAAGAGATCTGGGACAAGATCGTAGCTCATGCCTGGAAGAGTGGAGACCCAGGCGTTCTCAATATAGGTCTGGCGAACGCTATGAATACAGTGTCGTATAGACAAGATGTCGTGAGCACTAATCCATGTGGTGAGATATGGATGCCACCATATGATTGCTGTTGTTTGGGTGCTGTCAATCTTCACACGCATGTCCGAGATGGAGACGTAGACTGGGATCTCCTGGAAGAAACTGTCGCCATGAGCGTTAGGTTCCTCGATGATGTGTTAGACCAGAACAATTATCCTTTGCCGATTATACAGGAAACATGTCAGAAGTACAGGAGAATCGGACTTGGAGTAATGGGACTCCATGACATGTTGTTGGAACTCGGTCTAAAATATTCGAGTAAAGCAGCCAGGGAAGTGGTCAACAAGGTTATGAATTTCATCAAGAAACAAGCATATCATGCGAGCATAACACTGGCAATAGAGAAAGGTGCATTTCACGCTTTCGATGTAGACCAACACACAAAGACCGGCTTTGTCAAAAAGTGTCTACCTCGTAGGCATCATAGACTCATTAGAGAACATGGTATCAGAAATTGTGCCTTGCTTACAATTGCTCCGACGGGAACAATCGCAATTGTGGCTGGATGTTCCTCTGGAATAGAACCATTGTTCCAGCCAATCTATGAAAGACACTTCAATAGACACAAGGACATGCACGATGAAGGACAGAGGGATAGAAGCTCAGAAGTTGTTGTGCATCCATTGTTGGTGAAGTTCCTCAAGGCTCGCAAATCTACCAGGCACTTCCAGGGAGCGCATGAAATTACTCCAGAAGATCACCTCGCAATGCAAGCTATCTGCCAGGCACACATAGACAATTCGATTTCCAAAACCATCAATCTGCCCGCAGATTATCCAGTAGATCAACTATCTAATGACATGAGGAGACACATGGGGGAACTCAAAGGTATTACGGTTTACAGAGATGGCAGCAAGGGAGAATCACCCTTGGTTCCACTCCCGTTGGCTGATGCAAAGAAGCATCTAGACAGAATGGAAGAGGAAGCCTCGGTCAACGATTGTCCGAGTGGTGTTTGTGATTTACCGAAAGGTGGTAGTTAGAAATGGCGAACAAAAAGCCAGAAATTAGCGAAGAGCTACAGAGTGTCATCAAATTGATCAGGAAAAACGAGAAGGGAACACTGGAGGGTACTCTTCGGGACGTTGTGGCTACAGAACTAGACATTTCTGTATGGAAAGCCAGAAAGCTGATCACTCAGGCCCAGACCGTGCTCGATGGTATACCGAAGGTTGGTATGGACCCAAATGAACCACTATTCAGAACAGAAGTAGCAAGGCGACTCAAGCGGGCAACTACTGTAGCCAAGATAGCAAAAGAGATGCATGCGACTCCAGAAGATGTTTCTGCCGTAATCGACGACATGGAAGAACGTGGCTATATCATTATGAAACGCGGCAACACCATCCAACTCGGCAAATCTGCAGAGCGAACATCTACAGGCATCGTTATCAAAAATCATTTTCACACCGAACCAATCTCTTTCGGTGTTATAGCGGACATGCACCTTTGTAGTAAAAAAGAGCGACTAGATGTGATGGAAGCAGCATACGACGAATTTGCCCGCAGAGGTATCACAGCCGTATTCTGTCCTGGCAATTACATCGACGGAGAAGCAAGATTCAATACTCACGAACTCTTAGCTCACGGCATAGCCGATCAGTGTCAGTATGCGATCGACCACTGGCCTTCTCGCCCAGGAATCACAACCTACTATGTAGACGGAGACGATCACGAAGGTTGGTACCAGCAGAGAGAGGGTCTTGAATTCGGTCGTTACCTTATGCTAGAAGCACGAGCCCAAGGCAGGGACGATCTAGTCTACTTGGGTTACATGGAATCTGATTTTGTCTTAGAGGCCCCAGAGGGCCGAGCTATAGTCAAGGTTATCCATGCTGGTGGCGGTAGTTCGTACGCATTCTCATATGCCAGCCAAAAGCTGGTTGAATCATTCCAGGGTGGGGAAAAACCCGCTGTTTGTATTATCGGCCATTACCATAAGCAAGAATATTGTTTCCCACGCAATGTTCACTGTGTCCAAGCTGGCTGCACACAAGACCAGACAAACTTCATGAGAAAAAGGAAGTTAGCAGCACACGTAGGATTCTCTGTGGTTACTCTCCAGCAAGACATCAAAGGAAGTATCACCAGATTCTGCCCAGAATTTTTCCCATTCTGGGATAGGGGGTATTATCTCAATCGAGATGGCATCGGGAAAAAGCTCCAGGGCAAAGGGTAAGATATGGGAAAGATAGAGCAAACATACGCATGGAGCGAATCTAGAGTAAAGTGTCTTAGGGAGTGTCGATGGAGGTACTTCCTGACATATCACCTTGCGTGGGAGGGATGGATGGCTAGTGCTCCCCAGGACAAGAGGCGAGCCTACATGTTGAAAAACATGACCAATCTTCCCATGTTTGTTGGCTCTGTCGTACACGACGTAATTGAAGATTTGATCAGAGTAGGTCGCCAAACGGGAGAATGGCCGACCCTAGAACAAGCACAACACGATGCCGTTCAGGCTTTGCGAAAAGGGTGGAAACAGTCAACAGAAAAAAGATGGCAAGCAAGCCCTAAGCAAAATGTCAATCTTGCGGAACACTTCTACCAGGAAGATATCGATCAAGGCAGGGTTGATTCATACAAGGCGAAGGTCCTTGCGTCCCTAAAGGCTTTGTATGATATGCCTCTGTTCAAGATTATCATGGATCTTAGGGACGAAGACTGGTTGTCCCTAGAAGATTTCCAAAGATTCCAAATGAAAACGGGAGAGGAAGTCACGGTTAAAATCGACTGTGGTTTCCGCTACGCCGGGAAGGTATATCTCCTGGACTGGAAGACTGGGAGGGTGAGCGATAGTGTTATTGATCAACTAACAACATACGCGATGTACGCACTCAAGCAGGGATGGGCAAAGTCGCCAGACGACATAGTGATTGTGCCTGTGTATCTTGCAGCATACGCGGAGATGGGGGAACAAGCGACTCCTCACCTGTGTGTAACGATGGATCACATGAGAAGACAGGCGGGCATTATACAAAGAGAATACCCATTGTTAACAGAAGCATTTGCGAACAAAGACAACCCTTCTGCTTTTCCAAAAACTGACAATGAACATGCTTGCGAAAGATGTTTCTTCAGGGATATGTGTACTGGTGCTCAAACAGAAATTGAGGAAGGAGTCACTCCGTTCTGATGGAAGGAACACTTTATTTTGATGGTGGCGTTCGAGAGGGTGTTTGTGCATATGGGTGGTTGCTTTGTGATGTTGAAGACGAGGCACACGTCATCGCGTCCGGTCAGAGAACATGCGGTGTTGGTTCTTCCAATATAGCAGAGTATAGAGCTTTGATTGCGGGCCTACAAGGCAGTCTTAGTGCTGGTGCCAGCGTCCTCCATATCTCCGGAGACAGCCAACTAATCATCAAGCAAGTCACAAAAGTGTTCAAGGTAAATAAACCAGAACTCAAGAGACACAGAGACCGTGTGCTAGAATTGCTTGAGCAGCTAGAAGATTACACAATCAAATGGATACCACGAAGAGAAAACAAACGAGCAGATGCTTTGGTCAACGAAGTATTCCAACGGAGGAGTGGAAAATGTTCTCGCAAAACCAGAAAACAACAGCGAAAAGATATGCGACGTCGGCAATAATCCTTTGTTGTCTTGCAGCAGGGTGTGTATCTCCCGAGGCTATTAAGACGGAGGTTGAGACAGAAATTAAAGCGGAGATCCAAGGTGTCAAAAACGACATGGGCGAGCTTGAGAAGGTGGTGGAACAAAAGGCCGATAATACTGTAGTTGCCGAACAGGTAGATGAGATCAACAACAAAATCGAACAAACCACACAAGTCGCGGAAGAGTTGTCGGTCTGGCGGAAAAGCATAGAAGCTGAAACCATCAATTACGGAGGTGCAGGCTGGGTTGTTCTCGGCACTGCTATCATGGCATGTATTTTCTTAGGCACTGGTTTGCTTCTGGTTCGGGCGTTTATGAGACGTGGAAGAATGTTGACCACGCTGACGGGGGCGATAAAGAGCGCTGGCGATTGGTCTCCAAATGTGGTTAAGACTATCAAGATGGAGCTTGAAACAGCAGTGAAAGAAGGTAAGTGTCGGGAACAAGATCGCAAAGACATTGGACATTTCGCAAAGAAAAACGGCACTTTTGCGGAACAAGGCGGCAAGTCGGAGGTATAATGAAGTATGCCAACGTACGAATATGAGTGCAAAGCCTGTGGTCACAAATTCGACGCATTTCATGCGATGTCAGCAGAACCGCTAGTGGATTGCCCAGAGTGTTCGAAACCAGAACTAATTAAGCTGATAGGGATGGGTGCGGCAGCAATCGTACGAGGGACAGATACCCCATGTCATGGGGGCCGTGGGGGCAAGACGACAAAGAAGCAAAAGATGAGCCCTAAAGGCAAGGATCGATTAGGCGAAGGGAAAAACAAGGGTGAGAAACCCTTCTGGAGAGATGGTCCTGTCAACAAGGACATACTCAAAGATCCAGAGAGATACATCAAACGCGGGGAGGTAGGATGATGGACAAATCGGAAATCAACACAGGCCGTCGGAACAAGGAAGACGTAGAACTGAAGGGACTGCAAGATCGCGGTATTGTGAAACTACAATGTGCTGACTGTTCTGCGGACCTATTGGTTCTGCAGATGACCTCCATAGAAGGCCAGGATAGCGGTGGTGTTCTGACTCGCGTTGTGGTGAATTGCCAATTGTGTGGCGGTCATTCGTATGTTAGACAAATTGTCGGTCGCTTCCATCCAGGAGCACCGAGCGATGATATGGCATTCGATGTGATGGAGCCAGAAGAGGACACACCAGACGCTGACGTCTTTTTCAAGGCGTGGAAAAAATGACACAGACAGTCATAGACATCAATGGGACACCCCACAAAGTTGAACCGACAGAAGTCCTGTCCTTCGATGTGTTGGCAAAAAGCGTTGGACAACGTCGCTTTGTACTAGCATCAAACGACGGAGACTTGTTCGATCCGACAAATACTAACAACAAAATCAAAGAGAGAGATAGGGAGCGAGGGGGTCAATTTTGGAGACTGAGATCGTGTAGTCTAGAATGTTATGCTAACTATGTCGCGTTTCTGCGGAGCAAAAATAGGACGCCATATCTAGTGGCGGAACGGAGGTACAGGAATGACTTTTGAAGAATTTGCCACTGATTTTCTGGCTTTCTTGGATTCATCCAACGTGAACTTAGGACGAAAAGGCACGAAGACTAGAGAGGCTTTTCTTGCCCAGGCAGAGAAGCGATTCCGTACTTTTGGCGATGATCACCAACTTGTTGTAGAACAGGTGGGAGACCAGAGCGAGAAGGACAAGGTTGAGCCGCCGACCGACCCACTAGAGGGTAAGGTGATGAGAATCAAGCCAAGCGATCCTCGCCGGGCTCTCGATGTCGGTAAGGGCGTCCATGCGATGACGCCATCTGAGTCTGCTAGAGCGGACGAACAACTCAATCGTTCTCCGTACGTTGGGAGACAGGCTAACGATGACTAAGAACGACCAGACACTTGCCTTTGCGGCAACAAAACAAACCCCATCGATACGCTTCCTAGCATCTTTGTCAGATGGGAGAACCGTCATTCAAGATAACAGACCTGGCGCAAGACATGCATGGGCCAGACTAGCAGAATGGTTAAAGGTCAACAGAGATATATCCATCACTGAACTCAGGCTGCAAGGACCCAATGGTGTAGACATCAAAACGCCAGCCAACCAACCAGGATATTTCTTTGGACAAAAGAAGAATGGTGTGTGGGGCGGCGCTCAATTCGATTATATAGGCATAGGATACTACAACGGTCAGGACGTACCGGTGATATGGCACCGCATACCTGGATTTGATCACTCTTTTACAGAAATTCGAGATATTGCGAATGCTGGTTTCTTCCTTGTGCAGAACCCAAATGGCGATTAGAAATCAACCCAAAAGCGATAAACATCCATATGCTTCTCCAACCACACCTGGGCTTTTCGTAGCTTTTCGTGACTACGTAATCGAATTGGTATGCCTCAACCACAACCCCAAACTCGGACCAAGATTTTGGTCAGACAAAGGCTATTGGGCAAAAAAGTATGGACGTGAGATTCGCGGCGTGAGCAATATTGGGAAACAACTTGATATCGAAGACACATTGACCCAGACCGCTGTTGTTGAAACGATCAAGGAACGTCGTATAAAATCCCTATCCGCTACAAAAACCGTTGCAATGGTAGTACGAGTAACCAAACAAAAGATGCAACAGATAACCGAGACAAGACAAAACTTGGCACAGAAGGCCCCTATCAAGCCAGTAGACAGTAAAAAGAATTCTACGTTTGTGGATACGGGAACAAGAAACAGACTATCCAAAATACGGAACGCAGAGAATGGCTAAACGAAAAAACAAGATAGAACCAGAATCTTTGGATGCATTTCTCACCAGGATACATGGAGAAGGCATCATGGCCACTGCCGCAGAGGCTTTGCCCCCATGTTCCAAAGACATCCTTAATACACCACTCTCCCTAGATATCGCTTTGAGTGGTGGAATACCAGATGGGACTATCTGTCTCATTACGGGTAAACCAAAGAGCGGTAAAACAACATTGTGCTTGGAGTTAATCAAGAACGCACAGCAACTAGGCCGACCAACATTTTACATTAACGCAGAAAGAAGGTGTTCGCCAGCACTCTTGGCTACAATCCCCGGACTAGACCCAACTCAGCTAAAGGTCATTCCTCACCAGATAGACAAACCACTAACCGCAGAAGATTACCTTAACATCATTGAACGTGTCGCCAAAACACAGAAGAAAGCCGTGGTCGTTGTTGATAGCCTAGCAGCACTGTCCACAATGACAGAACAAGAATCAGAAATAGGTTCCAACAAAGACATGGCCGGTCCAGCGAAGCTGTTGTCTGCGTTTTTCAGGAGGGCGCAGCAAATAGTAGACCAGAACGATGTCATCATGATTTTCATTTCCCAGATGATTACAAATAGAGAACCAAAGGGTCCTAAGTTCATAGAAAAGGGTGGGATCGCTGTTCAGTATGCCTGTTCTGTCTGGCTAAAAGCAACATGGACAAAGCTATGGGACAAAAACCCAGAGACCAACGCCCCGGACGGGCACGACCTGCATATAACGGTACAGTCGTCTGCTATGGGTCGACCCCTCTTACCATGTGTTCTTCCTCTAAGATACGGAATGGGGATAGATAGCGTCAAAGACATAGTCACCAACGCAGAAAATCTCGGCTTAATTGAGAAAGCCGGTGCATGGTATTCAATCCCAATGTTCGAAGAGAATGGCGAGATCCCTAAGTTCCAAGGATTGGCTAGGTTATCAAATTACCTTAGGGAGAACCCAGAGAAGTTGTCACAGCTTGAACAGGAAGTGAGAGATGTCGTATTACCACAAGGGGAAACCGATGAGTAAGATTGCTGAACAACTCGAATGGTTACCAGAACCGTTTGAATTTACTACATGCCCAGACGATGGAAACCTATTACGAGCAGCGCACCTTGTTGGTACGAGAAACAGTCCAGACCCAAGCACAAAGAATGGCGCTATCTTAGTACACAATGGTGGTCAGGTGTGCGCGGCTAACCGCTTTCCTGAAGGTATAGATGCCACGGCCGAAAGACTGTATGACAGACCAACGAAATACAGACTAGTAGTTCATGCAGAAGAAGGGGTTATTTTACTTGCTGCTAGGTGTGGGATTGCTACGAAATCAGCGACTATATACTGTCCTTTCTTTTCCTGTTCCAATTGCGCCAAGGCAATCATCCAGGCTGGGATCACTAGACTTGTTGGTCATGCACAAACCATGGTACATGCAGGCGATCATCAGAACTGGATTGATACAGTCGTCAGCGGATGGGAGATGATGCAGGAAGCTGGTGTGCAGCTTGTCTTGTTCGATGGCAAACTTGGCGTTGACGCTCGAATGGACTACAAAGATATTTCGGTGTAACATGGAAGTCAAATTGCTGGCAGGAGGAACAACCAACGTTCGCCTAGGCAATAAGCGATTCCAACCAGATACCACAGGAAGATCAAAATTTCAGCACGAAATTGGCTTACAACTTGTCGATGAATATCCACACGATGCCATATTTACAGAAGTACATGTGCCGGGCGAAAATTTTTTCCTGGACTTTTTCGTACCATCCGTAAAGCTAGTTGTTGAATGTCATGGCAGACAACATCAAGAGCATGTCAAACATTTCCATAAAACTAGACAAGACTTCCATAGGCAACAAGACACAGATGGTCGGAAGAAGAGATGGTGTAAACTGAACGGTTTCCGTTTTGTAGAGGTCCACGATGGGTAGTCTAACAGAAGAAGCAAGTCGATACAGGCAGCAACTCGATCTTTGGATCGAGAAGCTTGGGTTACCACAATACCAACCCACAAGCGACGAAATAGAAAATATTCTTAGTTTCACCAGAGACGACCTGAGACAAAGGTCTTCTACGGAATTGTCAGAAGACGCTGTGTTCTTAGCTCAATACGCACTGTTTTTGCAACAGAAGGCAAACGAATGCCAAACATTCATGAAATGGGCAGGTCAAGTAAACAGAAGACTATTCGGTGATGATGGACCTAAGTTGAACGAATGGGTGAGAAAAGCAGAATTGCGAAATGATCGCATAGCATACCTTGCCAGACGGATAGAGTTGGTTGGTCAGAGCATTAGTGGTCTAGTGAGAGCTAGATATAACGAGGGGAGTAATCGATGAGTCCAATAGAGCAGATAAAGGACGGGATCGTAAAAGGCGATTGGAATGTGGTTTGTGATGGGTATGCTGGTTTAACCGGGGAAAGGTTGACCACACCTAGCTCGCTGGACCGAGACGCACTTTATCAGATATCTGCGATTGTATCAGAAACTCTTGGCTGTTGTGAGACCACCACAGAGTGTCGTGAGTCGGAGCCAACACCTGCCACAACCACAGGGAAAAAGACTAAGCAGGCAAAAAAAACCAAGAAAAAAACTTCTAAGAAAAAGACCAAAAGACAAACGGTGGACAAAGACGGAAACGATGCTTCTATCCAACTGGATGATGCCAAAAAGACTGTCGTGTCAAAAGCAACAGACGGTGTCCGATTGATTACCAACGAGCCTGACCCAGACGAGATTGAAAAGAATAGGCTCAAAGCTGAGAAAGCGAAGAAGAACAAACTGCAGCTAGGCAGAACAGGCGCCAAAACCCACAAGGTAAAATGCAACGAATGCGGGAATCAGTTTGATTCCCATCGACCAGATGGGGAGTTGGGTCAAAAATGCAACGGTTGTCTAAGCAGCAAAAAGGGTAGGAGGTCTTAGTGGCGAATAAGACCAATGCCATCCTACAAGATGCCGGAATGGAACGTGCCATCCTAGCTGGCATAACCACCCACGGTGCCGAGTGCTTTTTTGACGTAGATGAACTATTGTCTACTACAGACTTCTATTGGACATTCAATCAGGAATTGTTCACAATCTTGTCGTACATGATCAACGAAAAAGACGCCAAAACGTTTGATATTCCTAGCATCCAAGCTGCGGCTAAGATGCTTGGGTGTGTCGACTTTACACACGGAGGAAAACGAACTGAATATCTCATTGCTGTTGTTGAAGAAAGTGGAACATCTAGAGAAAATGTGTTGTCAATAGTCGCTGCAGTCTATAAACTGTCACTCGCAAGACGTGGATACGTGGCCGCAAGAGATATCCAGAAAAATCTGGAAGTAGTTACTGGTACAGAAGCCGTAGACGACATCATTGGGAAGATAGAAGAACCAGTCTTTGAGTTTACAGGGCAAATTATGTCCCAGGGGGAAGGGGTCGTCACGCTCGGAAGAAGGTTCAAGGATGTAATGACGGCTGTTTCCGAAAATCCACAAGACATTGTTGGTCTCCCAACAGGGTTCCCAGCATGGGACCATGCGATAGGTGGAGGTTTGCGACCAGCAACAGTCAACGTAGTTGGAGCAAGACCTAAACAGGGTAAATCATTTTTCTGCATCAATGTTGCAAGAAACATGGCAGCGAATGGTATTCCTGTTTTGTATCTAGATACAGAACTTACGGGTGATGCTCAGCTACACCGGCTAGCGTCGGCGGTTACTGGAATAGAACTAAATCGAGTAGAAAATGGCACGTTCGCCAGTAACCCGAAGGAAGCAGAAGCTCTGTGGAGTTGCGAAGAGAAAATTTCTGAGATGCCAATAGACCATTTCTCGGTAGCGGGGTTAGCCCCACAGGCGATATTGTCTATTGCAAGACGATGGCTGTCAAAAACAGTTGGGTTCACAGACAGTGGGGCAGCTAAGCCCTGTTTGATCATCTACGATTACCTAAAACTGATGGATGACGATGGGTTCAAAAGGAATCTACAGGAGTATCAATTACTTGGATTCCTGGTAACAGCACTCCACAACTTTGCGGTCAAATTCAAACTACCGGTTCTAGCAACGGTGCAACTTAACCGAGATGGCGTAGAGAAGGAAGGTGCTGAAGTTGTCTCCGGATCAGACAGAATCGTATGGCTCTGTTCAAATTTCAGCATATTGAAAAGCAAAACCCAAACGGAACTCAACGAAGATCCACCGTCAAACGGTACCAAAAAACTCATTGTCACGGACACCAGATACGGTCCTGGCATGGAGAGTGGTGAGTATATCAACGTCAAGGACGAACTCAGAGTCGGTCGATTCGTAGAGGGAAGTCCATTTTCTATGATAGCACAGGCTACTTTGGAAAACCCGACAAATGACATCGTTTAACGAAGCAGAAGTACAATTCATTCAGGCTCGTGCGTGCGAAAGGATCGCAGAAGTCTTCGATGCGCTTGGTCTCGATTACGTGGAGAGACACGACTATTTGCAGGCTGCATGCCCTGTCCACGGCGGTGACAACCAAAGGGCCATGTTCTGGGCTATACGGTCAGACCACTGGCAGTGTAAGACAAAGGGATGTCATAGAGACCCATCTACTGGTCCGTCTAGCAGCGTGTTCGGCCTCGTACGAGGTGCCATGGCTCGCAAGACAGGAAAGCCATGCAACTTCTACCAAGCCGTTAGCTTTGTATCTCAGGCTCTCGGATTAGGGAAGGGAAGTGTCAGTCAAGCCACCGCCCAGGATATCGAAATAGCAAAGATCCTCAAAGAGCACAAAAAGAATGCTCCCACAGAGACAAAGAAGGGTATACCCCTGGCAACGATAGTCTCACAACTCACGGCAGACCAAGTGTACTATCCGAACAGAGGAATATCGCCAGAAATCATAGCGAAATATCACATATCATTTTGCGACACCAGAGGCAAGCCTATGTATAAACGTGCCTTCTTCCCAATCTTAGACGAAACAGGAAGGTATGTTGTCGGATGGTCTGGCAGAAGCATCTACGACGCTTGCGATCAATGCGGGATGCATCATCACCCATCCAGAGAGGCATGTCCGGACCCTCAGTATGGAGGTGTCTACACGAAGTGGAAGCATTCCAAAGATCTACGTGGTGAACAGTGTTTGTACAATCTATGGTACGCGAAACCATTCATAAGCAAAACTGGCACCGCAATCTTGTGCGAAGGACCGGGGGATGTATGGGCCTATGAGTCTGCTGGAATTCGCAATAGCGTAGCGCTCCTAGGTGTGAATATGTCAAAGCGACAGCGACTCATGTTGCAGAACGCTGGTGCCCTAACGGTCATTTGCACATTCGATAACGACCAGGCTGGTCGTCAAGCGATGGAAAAGCTACAACGAGAACTGAATCACTATTTTCGCATCTTTTGTGTCACCCCGGACACAGCCGGGGATATCGGCGATATGTTCGCCGAAGACATCGCGGCAAAAATGGTACCGATTCTCGAAAGAGCGTCTCGTGCGGAGATGCTGTCTGACGGATATGAAACGATGGAGCAAGTCGGATGAAGAAAAAAGACTCGAACCCAAAAGACAGAATGGCAACAAGCAGACTAGACCTTAGTTTGTTTCCTGCTACGGCAAGAGCATACGGTGCACTGGCCATGACAGAAGGCGACCTGAAGTATGGCGGATACAACTACCGCGAAGCGGGGGTAAAAGCATCCGTATACTACGCAGCAGCCAATCGTCATTTGGACAAGTGGTTTAATGGCGAATGGGCAGATCAGGACACTGGGGTTCCACACCTAGCTAGCGCTCTGGCGTGCATAGGTGTTCTTATCGACGCAGTTGAGTGTGACAAGCTAAATGACGATAGACCACCAGAATGCAACATGGCTAGTCTGTTGGGAGACATGGAACAGAAAGTCATCCATCTGCAACAAATGTTCCCGGACGGTCCAGGCCGACATACCGCCGCCAAGAGCGGTAAAGAATAAAGCTCGGAGGTTATTCAATGAGAGTGGTCAAATGCAGTGCAAGTGCGATAGGGAGATACGATAGATGTCCATTCTCGTATTTCTTGCATTATATTCTAGGAATGGAATCTAAAGCAGGAAAGTCTGCCCTCCAGGGAAACATTGTCCACAGAGCACTGGAACTGATGATCAAGTTGAGATTGAGGGGGAAAACTCACGTTGATCCAATGCGGCTGCTTGAAAAATCCTGGGATAAACACATACGTAGAGCACCAGAGATAGAGATCAGGAAAGTTACTACCAGGATAGACAAAGACACCGGAGAGTTTAAGGAAGCTGCAGATTACAAGAAATGTAGGGTGGCTCTGGAAACTATCTTGGCAGATAAACACTACAATCCATACACGTGTAATCCGATCGCTGGAGAGCAGTGGTTCGCCGTAGAAATGCCAGGCCCAGAATGGGAATGTTACGACCAAGACGGTAATCGTCATCAGTTCGCGGTACGAGGATATATCGACATGGTGCAGGAACTAGATGAAGACACCATAGAGATTGTCGACTGGAAGACAGGAGCTAGAAAAGATTTCCATACGCAGGAACCAATAGACGAAATCTCGTTGACCAGAGAAGTACAACCACGACTGTATCACCTGGCAGCCAGTTTGATGTATCCCGAACATAAGAATATCGTTATAACATTCTATTACACAAGCGATGGTGGGCCTATCACCATTTCTTTATCTCAGGATGACCTTGTGGAAACAATTGCAATGTTGCACAGATTTTTTACCACGATAAGCAAGGATACACTTGTGTGCCGAAGCAGGAAGTGGACATGTCGTATGTGTAACTT